TTTCCCATTTTGCCTTCAACATCATTTAGATATTGTCGTAATGAACCAACCCCTGCCCCAGTAAACTCTAACATACCAACAGTGGCACCTTGCGGTAGCATTAACATATTTGTTGAACCAATTCGCAACGGGGTTGTGTCTTTAGTCTCACCCCCATAGTTGTCTACACCTGTGGCATAGGGAGTGGGCAAACTGGTAAAGTGTAATGCATGACCAATGTCTGCTGAAAATTTATAGTGATTGATATTGAGATTCACAAGATCTAAAAGTGGTGAATCTTCATATTCACAACCTATTGAAGTTGTGTTGATGATCACAAAAGGAATGTATTCTAAAGGTCTGCCATTGATGGTAGGAGTGACTATAGGACCAGCAGTCTCTTTTTTACCATCATAGTAATATATTTGTTGTGTGTATATTCCATCTTGTAATCTAAGGACTCTGTAACAAGTTTCATATTCAGTTTGAAATTCGTCTTTGCCATACATTGGTTTTTGTTCTGCCAACACAACCATTTCCAGTTGCATAATACCATTTTGGTATCCCATTCTGTGATTGATAATTGATTCACCAATGTAATGGTTACAATATGGTCTTTGTTGTGTGTTATCATAATCTACTAAAATACCATGTCTACCAACTGTAAGCACTTCTTTAAGGACTTGTTTGGTGAAGTGATTGGCAGTTGTGCCATCAAGATCAAAATCTTGTATGACTGCGTCCATTTCCGCTGGTTTTGTGAAAGTGGCGTCTCTTCTGAACACAGAACCTACCAATGCTGACAATGTTCTTCTTGTGGCATTGTAAAATTGTGCTCTTTCTTTGTAATCTTCATATTCTCTTGAATTTAAACCACTCAAATGTGGTAAAAATGTTTCGCCCATAGACTTAACTGCTTCTTCTCCAGAAGCAACGGTTCTAGTTTTTAAGGCTTTTGAGGCCCATTGTTCATGTAGTGGATGTGGTGTACTGCTTGGCATTCCTTTTAGTCCTTAATCATATTTATAGTTAATAGCCTTGTAATGGAATCATCTTAGCCGTTTTTGGCCTATCTAATACTATGTATCTCAATGTATCAGCATCATGATCCACCGCTTTGGTGTCTACATCGTCTAAATTGTTGGTGTCTCTTGGCAAACCTGATAGGTTTCTCCAAAGGTTTTGACAACGATTCATTATCACAAGTCCTGGTTCTTCTTGGTGTTCTGGCATCATTGCACCAAATTTATTTCTAATTTGTTGCCAGCCTATCTTTCTTGAACCAGGTGCTTTGTTGGATCTGGTCCAATTTATGTTGTGTACTGACATTTCTTCTGCTATCTTTTGATCACCATCAAATATTGAATTATCTGCTGGGCCTGGTCTCACTGCTCTATCAAAATGTCTTTCTTTTTCTGCTATGGCTTTGGCTATGTCACTGGCACTCCATCTCAAACCTTCTGCTGGTTTGTTGGCTTTGCAACCATACAGTTCATCTGTGATCACAATAGTACCTGGCTTGAATGTGTGTTGTTGACCATCTATGGTGCAAGGTGTGTCATCTGCTATGGCATACCATAAAACACTAAATGGTGCTGAATAACCAAAGTCAAAACCTCTCTTCAAAGTCCAATGCTCTGGTAATCTAAAATCTGATACCAAATTCTTTGCTGGATCCATAACATCTGAAAACATTTGTCCTGATGGTATGTTCCAATCTCCTTCCAACATAGCAGTGACCAATTCTGAATTACCCATGGCCATGACCCTTTTCACATAATCAGGATCTTCACGCATCATGTAAGGATTATCATATATTTTTGCTGGCAGATATTGTCTCAACAATCCACCTTCTTCTGCAGGCATTTTCACAATCTTGTTATTGGGACATAGATCAACCCAACCCATTTTGAAAAAGTTGTGTGATATACCACCTGGGTTTGAACTGACCATTATTTTGGGAAAATATCCCTTCCATTTTTCTGGTACCTTGACACCAGTCATCCTAACCCTGGATCGCATGAATCTGTATTGTGCTTCTGTGAATGTTGTGCCTTCATCCAGCAATAAGCAATGAATCTCTGATCCTTGCCAACGGTACATATCTTGTTCTTGTTGTAGGTGTGAAAGTGTTATGATAGATCCATTCCAAAATTTAAATGTGTTGTGTGCTGAATTGTATTTGACATAACCTGATGTTATCAATGGTTCCAATATGGAAAGATAACTGTGTGGTCCCACAAGATGGTTCACTCGTAAATCAGGAAATGTTCTACGAAATAAAAATATGTTCAAGCCAGGCACTTCCATGGCCCACAATATTGAAGCCCATCTCAAAAAGAAACTTTTTCCAGATCCAAAACTTCCTCCAATCAATATTTCTGTGGCAGGAGTCTGATACCACAACTTCTGATTGGGAGTGAATGATACTTTCAGTCCGTTAGTGCTTTTTGTTTTCTGCGATGTTTGTGTCATAATCTACTATCTCAAATGAAGGCTTGTCTTTTTTGTCCTTGTCACCTTCAAAATTGATAGTGACCTGTGGTACATTGGCATCTGAAGTTTCTTCTGCTTTGAAAATACCCAGATGTTTGCCCAATAGTTCCAAGGCTCTCAATTTGTCTGACCATTTCATGCCTTTGCTGACAGGATCCTGTTCCATTGCTATGTGAGTGAGTTGCCCCAACACAGATTGATTGTCAATTTTGGCTTTTTTGAGTGCTTGATTGATACCTTGATTGATTGCATTGGTGACCAACACATTCTGCATCAATTTGGTTGCCATTGATTCTGAATAACCTGCCTGTCTGCAGGCCTCTGATGCATTGTAAGTTTGAAGATACACTTCAACAAACATTTTCTGTTTGGGATTTAGTCTAGTCTGTTTTGGCATATTTTTATTTATTAATTAAAATAATAATACAGATATACCGCAAACAGGATGTGGACCAAGGTTATTGATATGATGTAAGGGTTGTTCCAATTCATTGTGACTCCACTATCATTTGATCAACCATCACAGCCTGATGTTGTGTGAGCCACGCAATAAAATTTTTTTTGTTGCACTCAGCACACTCCAATCGCCATGCATGGCGACTGTGATCAGGTTGTTTGATCAACTTCATTTTGTGATGTTGATGTTTTTTGTAATTAGATGATTTGTCTAAGTTAATCATCAAAATTGTCTAACAAAGGTGCTTTGTGATTCATATGCTGTTCTTTGATAACAGGCATCTTCTAACCATTTGCAGGCTGTGTTCAAGGTCTCTGTAAAATCTGTTGTCATTAAATTGCCTTTTACAACATCCAAATATGATAACCACTCATAATCAGCCCAAGTTGTTAGATCTGTATCTTTTTGACTAAAATTTTTAATATATGTTATCAATTCTGTTGCTGGCATATTTTCTAAATCTTTAATACCACTAGGACATATAGGTTCCTTGCGATATTCCCACCAACTGTTACAGATCAAATTGTATAATTGATCAAGATATTGATGACTGATATAAATTTCATTATTCATACCATTTACATATACTTGCCATTCTTGCAAGGTGTGTGATTTTTTAAATTTTTCTAAACTTTTTTCTATTCTGGTAAATGGCACTCCTGCCAATTCCAACATCATTACACCTTCTGCTCTTTGTTTTTCCATTTCAGCAATGTATTCGTCATGTTCATCTACTGGGTATGGCAATGACACTATATTGTCTATTAATTTTGTTGATCTACTCATGTTATCTCCTTTTAAAGATTGTTAATTGTATCCTTAAATCAATGCCAATTATTATACTAACAAAAAAAATCTCATTTGTCAACGGCATCATTACCTGGTGGGGCATACCCCACAAAAACCTTTTGGCCAAAAGAAAGCGAAGCGATTGACGGAGTCAAAAAGAAATGAAAAGGCGACAGCCTTTTTGGTTGAGGCCGCAAGGCCTTGACCACACAACGACAAACACAAGCAGACTGATTGAGCAGTCAGAACTTGGGCAAAGAGGTACATTCAATTGATCTAATAAATGATTGTATTTGACTTTGTCTGATCAAATGCTTCGCATTCAATCAATAACCCCTTCTACGAATGGGTTATGTGTTTTTTTATTTTTTTGTTTGTATATGAAACAAATGATTTTCAAGTCACATTACCAGAACGGTGAATTTGAGGTGGTAGTTTATCGCCGCCGCGTTTATGTCCTTGGCTACCTCTGCCTCGCTGACAGCAGTTTGTGTCACTGGATTATTGGTCAAAACACCCTGACACCTTATACAGTCAATCGTTGTCCTAGTGGACAATGGACGGGCCGTTCTTTAGCCCCCGCAGTTGATTTGAATCTGACTGCTCCAGATCTTTTTTTTGATGAGGTTAAGTTATACCTATCAATTGCCTTATTGTTTTTTATTGTATGATACTTATGATCTATTTGTCAAGAAAAAAGAAAAGAAAAGTGGGCAAGAGTAATGGCAATAGGATATAACTCATAACAGAGCACTCTTGCCCAACAGTATTTATTGTGACATAAATATCTATACATTACAAGACAGGCATGGCTTGTATTGTCTCCTTAAGACAATGAGTAATTGTCGTATAAACAGTGCGGATCTGTTTCAGGTATCTTTCTAAACTTTTCATCATAGCAGATCCGCATTGACAAATCAAAATAAATTTAGTATAATATTAAAATATGAAAAGTGAAACAATCGCAAATCAAATTGAAATAATGAAAAACAGAGTCAGCAGTCTGGAAGTGGCCATTATGAAAATGGAACAGTCAGGCAAGTTTGATCCAGAGGATCCCAGATTTGACAGCCTACAAGACCAGATTGCAGAAATGTACAATTTGATTACTAAATTGGGTATCATGATAGGCAAAGAACCTTACAAAGTGATACCTGACAATCAAGGAGACAACAAATGAATAACCTAGCAACAGCACCCAACAAATGGGAACAAGTGGCAGAACAATGGGCCGTGATAATTTTGTTATATGAAAGATGGAACCTGTTGAAAAAACAATTGGGCAAAATGCCCAAACACGACAAACAGTTTTGGAGCATGGCAGACAGCATGATTCCTAGAGAACTGAATCAATTGATGTTATGGGCCTGTGAAAATCGTTTTTACAAAGCAGACTCAAGAATGTGGGTTGAACAAAAACTCATGGAATCACCTTTTGCGTTGAGAAGCAAACAAGAAAAACACCAATCCAATCAAACCAATTTTCATTTGTGGAAAACATTCATGTGTGCGTTTGAAGTGATGGAACAACACATACGCCAACTGTGACAAACCAGTAAATACTGGGTGCGAACAGAATACACACCAGAGAGATTGCGTCAATACAGACAGATCACACCGCAAGGTTGCTGGTTATGGACCAGAGGCCACAATGGCGGTGGTTATGGTATATGTGTTCACGGTGGCAAAACCTGGGTTGTGCATAGATTAAGTGCCTTGTTACACAAAATCCCCAATTGGCAACACCTGGAACACAACATAGTCTTACACAAATGTGACACACCTGGCTGTTTCAATCCAGATCACCTACAAATTGGCACACAACTACAGAACATTAACGACATGCAGATCAAAGGTCGTTGGTATCCGCTAAAAAAATCCTAAAATTGGACAAATCAATTTAAAAAACCCCCAAAAATTGCCCTAAATCAGAGGTTGACTATACTGCTTTCTTAGTGTATAGTATAAGGACAATTAAGGCATTGTCTTAATTGTGTTTTATTAACAGGTCCACTGGACCATAACAAGAAGGAGGTTGTAATGCAATTTACAACTAAAAACAAACTATATGAGTCAGCATATCAACTGACACCACGGAGCAGAATCTGTGCAAATGTACCATTACATTTGATAGCAGAATTACCAGACTGTAATCTGCAGAGAGAATATCTCTCAAGAATCAAAAAAATGATTCCTCAATTCAACAAACAAGCAGAAAGTGTGTTGGACTTTACAGTGTTCAATATTAAAAAACCATTCACAGTCACAGTGGCTGGTGAAAAATATGACATTGAAGTAGGCTTTCAAAAAGCAGACGGCCACACAAGAACAGAAGCCTGGACCAAATGGGATCCAGAATTTGTTCCAAAAACTGTGAATGTAAAAATTGTTGACATTGAGTCAGCAGAACAATTTTTAACTGAATATTACAGTTATGACAGTGCAGAAGCCACTGAAAAAACCGTACATAAAATCACAGGTGCTTTGAGATTGCTCAATATTGATATGCGATCTACTAGAGGTAAACGAGGCACATTTGGTGAGAGTGTTCGTTATGCTTATCCATTTGGTAAAGCCTGGATAGGTGAAAAAGTAGGCTACTTCAAAGAAGAATTACCATTGGTAGACAGATACATTATGCAAATGGACAGTAAGGAATTGAAAGCCCAAACTTCCACATTGACCAGTGCATTTTTGATCGCACTCAAACTGTATGGTAAACCTGCTGAACAGAAGCAACAACTGTTGAGTATGATGAAAAAAATCAACACCATCAAGGCAGATGATTGGCAATTGAAGCACAACCCTAACAATGATGACAAATCAAGATTTGATGGGGCTCAATTGATCATCAGAGAAGCAATCAATCCACAGTTCACAACTGCAGGAACCAAAGGTCAAGACTACATCAACAGTTTGGACTTTTACTTGTACTGCATCAACAACTGGATGCAAGGCAAGTTTTTGAAAGTGGTAAAACCTGAATTGTTCAAAGGTTGCTACGATGAAGCAATGGACACAATAGAACAATTACAATAATCCTCTATAACTGTGAAAGGGCGGTGGCAACATCGCCCTTTTTTTATGGGCAAAATTAGCCTCTTGACAGATCTGGAAGATGTGCTACAATTAAGGAATAACAAAGGAGAAAACAATATGACTAACTTAGAACAATATTTTGACAATGATCTTGCTGAGTGCGAAGAGGTTATGGACTGGGCTACCAGTGATGAGCGATCAGGCACAGATGCTTGGCAGATCCATGCTGATATTATTACTACAAATTTTGATGGTGATTGGTGTTGGAGTGAAGCCATAGAATTATGGGATGATATAGAAATTGTCAAAGTCGTACAAGACTATGAACAAGAACATTCATTACACAAACAATTTATAGTTGAAGAGGCATAGGATGATTAAAATATTTGACGGTTGGTATAATGACACACACCTGGGCGAGAGAAAGATCACAGGCACAGACATAGTAGAAATGAATCAGATTGCCTTTGATGTGTTCCGTGACATAGCAGAAAAAATAGGTCACACGGATATTGAAGACAACATCCATATTGACTACAGAGAAGTGGATCCTTACTCATATGACGATGATTTAGTGGAGGAGGCATAGGATGGCTGACAACATTTTATCAATCCAAGAGTATTTGGACCGTAAAGAAAAATTGCTGATTGATTATTCTACAAAAGAAGGTGATAGAATAGCATTTGATTTGATGGATTACGAACCCAAAGGCACAGACAACACAGGAATACTGTTTGCAATATGGACTACTATATTGACTCAATTGATTTTGAGAGGTTGGAAGCCAACAGAATTAATGAAAGAAATAAAGTATTACAACCAAGTGGCACAAGACATTAAAAAAGAACACCGTGACTAGACATACTGTTTTTAAAAACAGTGCGATTTTAAAATTTGGGTTTGCGGTGGTTCACAGTGGAGAACGGTGGCTTGGCAAGTGTCCCAAAGTAAAAAGATCTTTTCCCACTTTGGAAATACGGTGATTTATGTTGAGCGGAGGCCGTAGGTGCAGTGCCCAATCCCGCTTTCCCACCCTGTTGCATGATTGCAACACCTGAGGTACGGTGAATCTCAAACCGTCTCATATGCCCACCCCAGCCACCTGACCGTACGGTGGAGAACCTGAGGAAAGTTTTCTGGCCATGAGGGGTTGACAAAAGATCTTTTTTGTGCTACAGTGTACACGGTGGGCCATGGAGACCAACCTCAGGTCTTGTTGAGGGCATGGACTCACCACCTCGCCGCTAGCGGCTCTCTGTTCTCTCTCTCTGGTTCCATCTCAGGTTGACCTTTGGGGTCTTAATCAGTTATAATAACACGAGCACACTGAGCCTTGGGTCCTACTATCTGACATTATATGCCTGGGGCACAGTGTGTTCAATGATAAGCCTTTCATAGTGAAGCCTCAGTCAGACTCCTTGTTTTGTATCATTGCTGGCTGGGGCTCTTTGTTTCAATCAAGAGAACGGTTGACAAAGATGGGACTCAATTATAACATCTTTTCTAATCTGGTCAACCTCTGGCTTAGTTAATTGTTTTGAAAAAATGGTTGACAGCGGGGGTGGGGCCTATACTTTTTAGCACCCTACGGTACACCACCTTAGCCCACCATTCCCACCTTAGACCACCCTAAAACATAATGGGGGTAGCCCCCTGATTACAGCATATGGTGTTTATGTAAAGGTTTTGTAGCATATATCACTGTGCTCATTATGTGTGCTATCGCATACAAAGTAGATCTAATTAGCATATATTAATAAATACAATTAACAATAAGGAACCACAAATGCCCGTCAAACACTCAATACCAGTGTCTGTAAACACAGATCATCGCATAAGAAAAGCAGTGCATCAAGTACCAAATCACACATTTTCACCACATCATTATCAGGATGTTGGCATATCGCAGGAGCATCACAAGTGGATAACTCCCATTGGTCATGCCAGAAGTTTTCGTCCATTTATGATGTTTTATTGGCCTTATCGTTACTGGCTGGTAGTGTCAGCACAAGTGGATTTACACAGTTTGATTCAGCCCTGTTGCTTCAATATCCAAGACACAGATCGCACCCATGTGCCTGTGGTGCCTGGGCATCATGTGATAGGTTATCGCAGACAACAAGATCGCAACAGAGATGCCAAACGCAATTGGCACCAGATCATAGGCTGGGCAGGAGGTTATTTTGTATATTAAACTCAAGCACTGTGCGATACAAGTGGATGATTCATTGGATGCTCAACTGCTTCGTCGTCGTTGGACCCAGTCAAACTCAGGTAGTATCACTGCTCTCAAACGGCCTTCAGATCCTCATGATTGGCCTAGTAGAGTGCATCTTGCTTGGTTCATAATTGGTAAACCTTTAAAGGGCTACTGTGTGTGGCACAAGAACAGTGACAGATCAGACTATCGTGCGGCGAACATAGAGTGGCGCAAGTGGAGCCAAGTGATACAGTGGCACAGACAACAGCATCGTGCAGAACAGCAATTTAAAGCGATTGCAATACCTCAAGCAGAGCACAAGCACTAAGATACCAAAACACATACGAACCCCGCTGTACAGTGCTTAAAATTGGTTTAAACAGGTGATTTTCAGTAGTCTGTGGGTTCAAAGAAGTGGATTTGATTGTACTCACGGAGCAGTTGTTCCAAAACCCAATCATCTGGCCAATCCCACGGCTCAAAACCGTATTCTATGTATAACCATTCTGTGAAGTTGAGGCTGGGTTGGGGATATGAGTACACTTTGGAATTGTATTGACCCCAAAAATATCTGAACATTATGAGAAGAAAGTGGCAATCACATTTGATGCCGCCAGGATCACAATGGAAAACAAAATAGCCCAAGTTCTGTTGTCCAATTTTTCTATTTTTTTGTCCATGTTGTCCATGGATTTTTCAATGTGTTTGAGGTGGTTGTTTTTGATTGTGCCTATGTCAGATCTGATGATCTTGGTGTCAATCTCCAACTGAGTGATCCTAACATCTGTTTTGGCTTGTTGTAATTCAGTTTTGTCCATAATTTCCACCATTAAACATCTGTATCGTCACCAATGTATTTCCAAGCGGAGCCATTGTAGTAGGCTGGCTTGTAGTTGTTGTCTGATATTGAAATTAGTGCACCATTTACACCTGTTGGCAATGCTGTTGAGGCATGTGAATCCAATTCTAACACTGATTGTAATGTGACATGGTCACCAACTTCCATTTTGCTAGTGCCTGATGTGCTACCTGTTGAAGTGGTTAAGAACTGCCACTTACCACCTCTTGCTGATGCTGAGTGGTCCTCATTGGCTATCAATATCAATTCACCCACAGGAGCAAAAGCACCATAGAAGTTAGCAGGTGTGTCTGCACCTCCACCCCAACCTGAACCCAAGAAACTGAATACTCTGTCGTTGTTGTTTAAGTAATCTTTGTTGCCTGCACCATCATCTCTGTTTCTGTGTGCCCATATGTTTGGATAACCTGTGTTGGATTTGTGACTCCATAAATCAATCGCCGCATATGAACCATCTGATTGAACATCAATACCTTTACCATACACTGTACCAAAGTCAGCACCCTGTGAAGTTAAGTCTGGACTACTGCCTTGACCATAGTTGGTTATGATATGACCTTTGGCTGAATAATGTTCTACCACATCCACATTCAATTCCATAGTGTCTGGAGCATTTT